GCCTGAATCGATCAAGAAGAAGGTGTGGTAATGACAGTCGCTTATGCAATGACGTATGACAGCCTCGTGCTGGATATTCAGCAGTACCTTGAACGGACTGATGATGCCACGCTCGAGCGCATCCCTACCTTTATCGGCTTGGCAGAGCAAGTCATCGCAAGCCAGATTAAATTCCTAGGCAACCTCACTGTAGGCAATGCCACTATGACAGCAGCCAACCCTGTCATTGATAAACCGGCTCGTTGGCACAAAACGGTTTCCATGAATATCACGGTGGCTGGCAAGCGTTATCCTGTCCTGCTACGAAAGTATGAGTACCTGCGGGAATACTGGCCAGACCCCACACAAACAGGCGTGCCTAAGTTTTACTGCGATTACGATTACACGCACTGGTTCGTAGCACCTACGCCTACGCTGGCTTATAACTTTGAGGTGCTCTACTACGAGCGCGTGCAACCGTTAAGTTCTGCCAACCAAACGAACTGGTTTACGGTCTACGCACCGCAGGCATTGCTTTATGGCTCTTTGCTGCAAGCCATGCCTTTCCTGAAGAACGACGAGCGCCTACCGATGTGGCAGGCTCAATACGACGCCATCATCCAAACCCTCATGGCCGAAGACAAGCTGCGTATCGCTGATCGTCAGGCCATTGCCGCGGATAGTTAATCATGAGCTACACAAGCCCCTTTACTGGCGACGTTGTTCAGCCAACCGACGTTTCTTATGAGCAGATCGCCCTAACATCAACGACGGGCACCATACAGCTTGTCTGGCCTATCAATGGCAATCTGAGCACAGAAACCCCTGCCGCTCGGATCATGGACGTTTCAACGACGAGCACAAGCTACGAATTGTGGATGCCACCTGCCAATCAGGTGTCTGTAGGCCAAGATGCGCTTATCAGAAATACGGGCGCTCAGACACTCACTGTTAAGACCTACGGCGGCAACAGCACGATCATTACGGTTGCCTCAGGTGTTGCCAAATACATTTATCTGACTGACAACAGCACCACTTATGGCACTTGGGCGAATGTGCAGTTTGGCGCTGGCACTTCATCTGCCGATGCAGCAACACTTGCCGGCGCTGGTCTGCTTGCTGTTGGCTCGACACTCAACCAAAGCCATCCGGTAGCTTCAATTATTGCCAATCAGACGTTTGTTGATGGCGATCGCGCTAAGACCTACATCTGGACAGGTGGCACAGCAACCACCACGCTACCTTTGGCCACCACAGTAGGCAATAACTGGTTCTTCCTCGTTAAAAACAGTGGCTCGGGCACGCTTACAGTTAGCGGCAACTCAGGCGAATTGATTGATGGCGCATCAACGAAAGACTTCAATCCTAACGAGTCAGCCTTTATTGTTTGCACGGGAACGGCGTTTGTCACCGTAGGCTTTGGCGTCAGCACTGACTTTTCATTCTCAGCGCTTACTAAGACGGTCACAACGGGAACCTACACGCTTACAGCGAATGAGGCTTCCAATACCATCCAGATCTACAACGGCACCCTAACGGGCAATGTCACGATCATCGTGCCGCCGATTGTGAGCCTGTACGTCATCAGCAATCAGTGCTCGGCAGGTGTTTTCACCTTAACCGTCTCCACAGGCATCGCTGGAGGCGCTACAGCCACCGTACCAGCCTCAGGACAAGCCACGCTTATCTGTGATGGCACTAACCTCTTAAACGCCAATACAGCGATTGCTGGCGGTACGGCTATTAGTCTTGTAAACGGCACGGCAGCAAGCCCCTCACTTAACTTTGCAAGCGAAACCAACACAGGTATTTACCGACCAGGCTCTAGCCGATTAGGTATCTCAGTAGGCGGCTCGCTGATTGCTGACTTCACGACCTCTGGCCTGGCAGTTACAGGAACGGGCAACTTCACAGGCGGTATCTCTGGGGGCACGTTTTGACCAAGAAGGTTTTCGCTCTCGACACCCGGCCTGGTATTCAGCGGGACGGCACGCTTTTCGACAAAGAGTATTACACCGACGGGCGTTGGGTACGCTTTCAGAAGTTTGGCGGTGAGCTTGCACGCCCTCGTAAAATGGGCGGCTACCGTGAGATTGTTGATAATCTAGCAGGACCCTCTCGAGGTGTGTTTGTCGTTGTCCGCGGGTTGTATAACAACGTCTACAGCGGCTATTCAGATGGCTTACAAGTCGTACCCATCAATAACAACGGCACAGGCGCTGGCGTTACGGATTACAGCTTTGCCGGCCCTATTACGACGGTAAGCATTACCACGGCAGGCAGTGGCTATACCAACGCCTCTTATACGAACGTGCCTCTGGTTTACAGCACGACAGGCACAGGAACCGGGGCTAGAGCCTCTGTCACAGTCTCTGGCGGTGCAGTTACTGCTGTGACGATTACAGGCGGTGGTGTGCGTTATGTGAAGGGCGAATTCCTCACTATCAGCAACACCTACCTTGGTGGCGCAGGCTCGGGCGTCGTGCTGCAAATATCTGCAATTGACTCACCGTTTACAGCATCTGATCTGAACTCTTGGCAATTCGATACGTTTACTGACAGGGTTGATCAAAATACCAACCTCTTACTTGCGCACCCTTCGCAGGATCTGCAAGACATAGACAATGAAACCAACACCCGCTTATTGTGCGGACCCTTATCAGGTACTGTGCTTTGGGCTGCCGGGTTATTTGCTGTAGACGATTGTGTACTTAACAGCACAACCGCGGTAACGCTTCCAGCGTTGAATATTAAGATTGGCGAAGGGCAAGTCGTTAAAGGACCCGGCATTCCTGCAGGCACAACCGTTGTATCTGTCGTTTCGACAACAGTTACGTTGAGTCAGGCAGCCACTATATCGGCCACCACAACGCTGACTTTTGATAATGAAGTTTCCATATCTGGCGGGGTGGTAGCGCTTCACCCTTATGTTTTTGTGTATGGCAATGACGGACTTATTTGGAACTGCTCTGCTGGCGACATTGATGATTGGGTATCTGCCGACGCCAATCGGGTGAATGCAGCAACAGGGAAGATCCTGCAAGGCTTGCCAGTTCGTGGCGGCTCTAATTCACCGTCGGGTCTGTTCTGGTCACTTGATTCAGTAGTTCGTGTGTCTTATGCGCCCCAGTCATTGGGCGTAGCAGGAACGGCAAATTTTGCCGCTACCACTTACTGGCGATACGACATCATTACAAGCCAATCGTCATTTCTTTCCTCGTCAGCAGTCATTGAATACGACGGCATTTACTTTTGGACAGGCGTTGATCGGTTCTTGCTTTACAACGGCGTTACCAAAGAGATCCCAAATACGTTCAATCAGAACTACTTCTTTGACAATCTGAATTATTCCCAGCGGCAAAAGGTTTGGGCCACTAAGGTTCCGAGGTTTGGCGAGATCTGGTGGTTCTACCCTCGAGGCGATGCAACCGAGTGCACGGATGCGGTTATTTACAACGTGCGCGATAACACTTGGTATGACACGGGAGAGGCTCTAGGCGCACAGCGCTCTGCAGGCTACTTCTCCCAAGTATTTCGTTTTCCCGTTCAAGCCGGGTACGACGTTAATACGGCAGACAGCATCAATGAGGTAACCATCTCAAATGCCGGCTCGGGTTACACAGACGCCACTTACAGCTACAAAACGCTCACGGGCGGCACTGGCACAGGCGCAACGGCCACTATGACTGTGATTGGCGGCAAAGTGGTGTCTGTCGTGATTAACAGCCGTGGCTCTGGCTATACCGTAGGCGATCTGCTGACCGCTACGCTTGCAGGCGGCTCAAACTTCCAGATCACTGTTTCAACGCTGATGCAGCAGGTCTCACTGTGGCAGCACGAGTATGGCAAGGATGTTATTCAGGGAACGTCAGTATTAGCGATTGAGTCTTACTTCATCACATCAGACTTAGGTGTGATTGCTGGTGGCCCGGCAACCTTCTCGCCAGTCGGTGAAAACCGCTGGACGCGTATTGAGCGCGTTGAGCCAAACTTCATTCAGACGGGCGATCTTGATCTTTATGTGGTTGGTAGACCTTATGCCGATCAGCCCGACAAGACCACGGGTCCTTATACGTTTGCGCCAGGCACAAGCAAGATCGACATGAAAGAGCAGCGCCGATTGCTGCGCTTAAAGTTTGTATCCAATGTGGCCGGCGGCGATTATCAAACGGGTAAAATCATCGTTGATGCCGACACGGGCGATGTACGAGGCTATACCGTATGACTGTAGCGCTTGTTTATGATCCGCGCTTTCACACCTTTGACTCGTGGGCATCGCTCATGTGTGAGTTGTACGCTTCCAATCAGCTTCAGGTTCCCACGCCAGATCTGGACTGGAAGGGTTGGGCTGCTGGCCTTAAAGCGATTGACGTATTTGCTAACGAAGCTATTCCTGAACCCTATCAGTTTGATGATTGGCAGGATTGGGCATCTGCCGTTGTCGGCGCCGTGAATCCGAGGACTAACTGATGCCTCTCGAGCAAGTTCAAACCTTGTCAGATCCAGAAGAGGATTCGCCACTCTCATTGGCTTCCAATGCTTCGGCATTAAACCAAGGTGTTAGTGATGATTCGCAAATCAGGCAGCAGGTACTAAGCGCTGGAAGTGATCCGGCTCAGTTGCAAAAGCTTGCCACGCAATACGGCCTCAGCGGTGAAACCCTCTCACAGATGACAGGGCAACCCCTGAATCAAGTTCAGCAGATGTTTCGTGACTATGGCATACCGCTTGGCACGTCACTGACTGGGTTTGTAAATCGTGACATCGGCACCGACACAAATATTAGGCAACTTGAAAGAGGCGATGATCTCTCTACTGAGCAGGTTATCGGCGTTCAAGATGGCAAGCTATTAGTTCAGCAATATGACGCCTACGGCAACAAGACAGGCACCCGGCTAACAACGCCTAACCCAACTGATCTTCAAGGATGGTTGCAGGCAATCGGTTTAGTTGGCACCGCAATTACTGGGGCTGATTTGCTTTCTGGCGCTGGCGCTGGCGGTCTTAGCGGTCTGGACGTTCTTGGTGAGGGCGGCGGTGCTGCGGTCCCTACGTTTGATCTCACCTCGTCACTGCAAGCGGCGTTACCGCAAGACTTGGTTAATACTGGCAAGACCTTTATCCAAGGGTTTAACCAGGTCAGGCCTTACCTACAGGGTGCTAATGCAATCTATCAAG